TATACTTGGCCGATGGAAGAACGGCTGGAATTTTCTTCTGTTCACAATGCAGGCTAGTAAAGCGCACAAAAGAGGAGGCGGAGCAATGCTGCCAACCTGTTAAGTGCAAATGCGGTAACTCCGTCCTGCCGTAATCCATATCTGTCGATGGCTATTCGTTCCCCGTGGCCCGGGCGATGATTGACGATTGGCACGCGATGAAGCCTCCTGCAAACGTTTGGATTGGGACGAGCGTGGAGGATCAGCAACGGGCGGATAAGAGAATTACAAGGTTGCTTGAGATATTCCATAAGACGAAATGGCTTTAGATTATGACAATAAGAAAAACACAAACAACGGCTGAGTGCCCTTACTACGAGTGGACGCTCAAGGAATCGACTGACTATATCCGCTGGTTGCTACGGGAGTTCCCGTTTGCTGACTGGAAGGAAGAGGTGCTGTCGGATGAGGAGGGCGGGGATGGCACGGTGGTCCGGCAGAGCCGGTCGCAGGCCGTCCAGGTGGCGGCAATGCTGTCGTTGTTCTGCGTCGGAATTTTGCCGAAGGGATCGAACCGCATGGGCCTGATCTACAACGCGAACAGCCAGCGATCGGGAAAGACGCTGCTGGCGAAGCTGGCGATCATGCCGAACTGCAATTCGTTCAAGGGGCAGCCTTGGAAGAGCAATGAGGAGGAGCTGAACAAGCTGATCGACGCTGAAATGATCTCGGGTTCGGAGTATATCTGCTTCGATAACGTGCGGGGGTATTTGGGCTCGCAGACGCTTGAGGGGCTCATGACGAGCCCTGAGTGGACCGGCCGCGTGCTGGGCAAGACCCAGATGTTCCAGGTGCCGAATCGAATGACGCTGTTCGTTACGGGGAATGACTGCATCGTGTCGCCGGACATGGGGCATCGCTGCCTGATCTGCGATCTGTTCGTGGAGCAGGGTGATGTGCAGGAACGGCAGGTGGAGAACCTGATCGATGAACCGTGGCTCATGGAGCGTGAGAACCGGATCTGCATTCTCTCGGCTCTTTGGGGGATGGTTCGCTCCTGGGTCAAGGCAGGGAAGCCGATGGCGTCCTCGTTTGGGTTCAAGCCGCGGTTGGGGTTTGAACGATGGGGCGAGATCGTTGGCGGGATCGTGGCGCACGCCGGATTCGGAAATGCTCTGGAGAAGGTCATGCTGGAGCAGGCCGGGGACAGCGAGGAGCGCAACATCCGCAAGCTGATCGACCGGCTGGTGGCGCAGGCGCTCTCTGAGCGGGGTGAGTATTCGTTTCAGGAGGTTGTGGATAATTGCCACGATGACGGGCTCTTCGACTGGATGCTCGATGGCCGGGACGTGGAGGGATCCTACAAGCTCACAGCAAAGGCCAGAAGCACGTTTGGGCTCATGCTTGGGCGCTATGCCCCGAACGTGGACACGGCAGGCAAGCCAAGGCTGTATCGCAAGGACGCTGAGAATGTCGTCCTATTCGGGTGCTCGGGGCAGGGTAGGCACCGGATTTACTTTGTCGAGATTCGCAAGGTGAATCCCAAAACAGACGTATAGAACAACAATGTGCTCTATGTGGGGTAGTGGGGGAGCGATCCCCTGCTACCCCTTTTTGTTGGGGCGATCGTTACCTGTAAGTGCATGATTATCATCTCCGTGTATAGGTCTGCATAGGTCAGATTTAAGAAATGGCATACCTGTGCACGCTGCAAGACCGTAACAATCAATGGATTGCTCATGTTGTTGTATAGGTAGGCATAGGTAGGCATAGGTTGTTGGGTTTATAGAAAAATCAAAGAATGCAAGGAATGCGCATCGAATGCTGAAAAGCAGAAAAGTGAGTATGGCCGGGCTCGAAAATCCTTCCAACCTATGCCTACCTCTACATGCGTTCGCGCAAGGTGCGAATGATTAGCGGCTTGCGAGGCTGAAAGGTCTGTATCCTACCTCTGCAAAAATGATCCACCACCGTGGAAAAGGAATCTTTTACGCTGGTTTCTGAATCCCCTGGAAGGGATAGGATTCAAGTTATCTTGTGACAAGCTGACTGGTTGACAGGTTACAGAATGGTTGTGGGGCTTGGAAACTGCCAGAATGGACCAGGGAAACGACCAGAACGAGCGGAAGGTGGGCGTGCCGGAGATCGCGGAAGCGTGGGGCACGAGCCGGGCCTACGTCTACAAGCTGGCGAAGGCCGGTTGCCCCTTGGGATCGCTGGAGGCCGCTTCGGCCTGGAGGAGCGCAAATGCCAAGCTCGGTGTGGGGTATCGGAGTAGAGGTTCAAAAACGCAACAACCACCCAGCGGGGGCCAGGGGGAAGTGGATGATGGGGAGAATGGCCGGTCTTACGGTAAGACTGTTCCTCGGGCGGTGAAGGTGAAGACGCTGGAGCAGTCGCTCAAGGAGGCGATTCGGATCGAGCAGATGGCGGCGGAGGCGGTGCATCGATCTGAGGGGAATCCGGAGAAGATGGTGACTGCGATCAATGCCTACAACAAGGCTCAAGCGAACCGGATGGAGACTGAGAAGCGCGTTCTTGAGCTGAAGACCGAGCAGAAGAAGCTGATTACGGTGGACCAGGCGCGGGCGATCATCAACCGGGCGTGGATGCCGCTCTTGGCGCGGATCCGGTCGGCCCCGAAGAGGGCGGCTTTGAAGGCTAATCCGAGTGATGACGCGCTTGCCGAGGAGGTCTTCCGCGACGAGATCGAGATTGCGATCGCGGAGGGGCAGAGTTCGTATGCAGTCGCCCTCGGGTAATCCGGAAGCGATCGCCGCGTTGGAAGCGGCGATGTTCAATGTTCTGAAGCGGCCGCCGGAAATGACGGTCTGGGAGTGGCTGGAGGAGAATGTGGTGCTGGCCGAGCGGGAGAGTGCTGAGCCGGGGAAGTTTTCGACCAGGAACCGGCCGTATGTGCGCGAGCCGCTGGACTGCTTCCGGGATCGGCGAGTGACGGATCTGGTGCTCTGCTTTGGCACGCAGACCGGCAAGACGATCACGGTGATGGGTGGCGCCGGCTACCGAACGGCCTGCGACCCGATGAACGCTTTGTGGGTGATGCCGAACCGGGATCTGGCGAAGTCCTTTTCGACGAACCGCTGGTTGCCCTTCGTGGAGAACTGCGAGCCGCTGCGGGTGATGAAGCCGGACGACCGGCATCTGTGGACACGGCTGGAGCAGGTGTTCATGCGCTCGACGCTGACGTTCGTGGGCTCAAACTCTCCGGCGAACCTCGCGAGCCGCCCGGCCGGGCTGCTCCTGATGGACGAGACGGACAAGTTTGAGCTGAAGAGCGATCGCGAGGCCGGGGCGCTCCAGAACGCCGAGGAGCGGACGAAGAGCTTCCCGTATCCGCTGCGGGTTAAGACCTCGACGCCGACGACGGTGCACGGGGAGATCTGGCGGGAGTTCCTGCTCGGGGACCAGCGGTATTTCTATGTGCCGTGTCCTTGCTGCGGCGTGAAGATCCGGCTGATCTGGGCGCAGGTGCGGTGGTTCCGTGAGGACGAGAAAGAGAGTCAGCGATACAACGAGGAGACGAAAGAGTGGGGGTGGGACGACGAGAAGGTGAGGCGAAACACCTTTTACGAGTGCCAGGAGTGCAAGGGGGAGATCAAGGACGCGCAGAAGACACTCATGCTCCGCGGCGGGGAGTGGCGGGCCACGAATCCGCGCGGCCTGGTCGGGCGCCGGAGCTACCACTTGAACAGCCTCTACGCGCCTCTCAAGGAGGCGCAATGGGGTCTGCTGGCCGTGAAGTGGCTCCAGAGCAAGGGCAGCCTGTCCCGGCGGCAGGCGTTCATCAACTCCACGCTCGCCGAGCCGTGGGATGCCGAGCGGGCGATCGACGACGATCCGCTCGCCACGATCCAATACTCACCCGCCGATCTGCCAGGCGACCGCATTCCGATCATGACCGTGGACGTGCAGGAGGGCCACTACTGGGTGGTCGTGCGCGCATGGTCGAATCCCAAGTTCCCCGGCGGGCAGACGACATGGCTTCTCTACGAGGGGAAAGTCACATCGGACGAGGAGTTGGAGCGGATTGCGATCGACCACAAGGTGGATCCCCGCAGGGTTGGCGTGGACATGGCGCACAAGCCGAACAAGGTTTCCGCGCTACTCGTGAAAAACGGCTGGCGCGGCCTATGGGGCGATAGCAAGAACGGGTTCGTTCACACTCTCGGGAATGGCAACCAGGTGGTCCGTGAGTATTCGATGGTCGTGTATCGCGATCCGCACCTTGGCACGATCCACCAGAGTGAGAACAACGCCAAGGCAATGTTCATCTACTGGTCGAACGACCGGATCAAAGACCGGCTCTTCGTCTTGAAGGAATCCGGCCGGTGGAACGTCCACCCGGGCGTGAGCAAGGAATACATTCACCAGATCAACTCCGAGATCAAATCCGTGAAGGTGAGCCCGCAGACGGGCCGATCGACCTACTTCTGGAAGCAGGTGCGTCGGGACAACCACCTTTGGGACTGCGAAGCTGAAAATGTCGTCATGGCTCTGGCGGGCGGCGTCCTGGAGGACGATTCGGCTGTGGCGTCAGAGGCGCAGGGAGCGCTGCGTTTGGGGCCGCCTATTGTTGGAGCGAGCCAATACTTCAAGGATGAGGCGGAGTCCGAGGATAAGGCCGAGGCCGAAAAAAACACTAGTGTCTGAAAAAGGCACAAAAAAAGGCCCGCCGCTCTTTTGAGCGACGGGCCGTGATGATGAGATTATCGTGGCATGGTGCAGATCATGTATGTCCAGAAGACAAGGGTGGCGGCGATGCCGAGGTAGGCGATCCAGCCGAGGGCGTGTTTGGGTGGGAACTGGAAGAAGCGTTTGAATGCCTCGTTCCCGGCAAGGCGGCGGGCCTCGGCGTCCGCGAAGCTGTTCGCCCGCTTTTCATTAAACTCCCGGCATATCTGCGTGATTTGGTCGAAGGGGCTGGGTGCTTTCGGCGGTTCGGGCTCGGGCTCCGGTTCCGGATCGTAGTCGTATCCCCGTCCGCGAGGCGGCGATGGGGGAGGCATCCGGTGGAACGGACTGGAGGG